ATGGCTTGCGCCATTCAGTTGGACTTTTTTGTTTTTGCAAAGGTGGGAGATTATTTCCCTTGCGATAACGATACCATAAAACCTGAATATCTTGTCTGGGACGCAAGCATGGACGCAAATTTCAAGCAGATAGAACTTCTCACAAATCAGCTATATACAATATCTGAAATGGGTTCTGCTGTATTCGGAGATTTGACGAATAAGGCAGGTGATGTGCCATCAGGCTCGGCTCTCAGGCGTTTGATGATGTCACCACTCGCCAAGGCTCGCAGGATTGCTAATCGTTTCGACCCGATACTCAAAAAGCTTATATCAGCAAGTGCGGAAATCCTCGGAACGGAAATTGCACCCGAAGAAATCACTATAACATGGCATGACGGATTACCTGCCGACCCAGCGGAAGACGCTGAAATCATGTCAGTTCGTACAGGTGGAAAAGCTACATTATCGCAATATACGGCAATACAAAGGCTTGATGATATGTCGGCTGCTGATACAGATGCGGAGCTTGCTATGATACGCTCTGATGATATTGATTCAAGCGTTGGCTTAGAAGAACCTGCCCTTGAACCTATCGAGGGTATTTGATGAGTACACAGAAAAAACTGATTGAAACATATCAGAAAGCACAGAAAAAGCTTGTGGAAATAATCCAACGAAAACAGGCTTATGGCTCGGCAGCAGCTTATGAAAGGTCGCTTTTAAGGCAGATTCAAAAGGAGTTTAAAAAACTGAAAAAATCTTCAAAAGCACTTGTTGAACAGCTCATCAAAGAAAACTACAAAACAGGCTTACAAAGCTTAATTGATGACTTACTAAAAGACAATACCGCACCAAGATTGTTTAATATGTTCAGCGAACTTAACACAAGTCAGATTGAACTTATTACTCAAAATGCTAATATTGACTTAAATAAGTCGATTAACATTGTTGGTCGAAGAATGCAGGACGCAGTCAGAGAAGCTGGTATTGAAGCGACCGCAGAGAAGCTCACAACAGGTCAGACAGTCAGGGAAATGCAGAAGAATCTGGAAAAGAAGCTTGAACAGCAAAATCTGACTGCAGTAGAATATGCCAACGGTACGAAAATGCCAATTGAAAAATATGCTGAAACTGTTGCTCGCTCAACTACTGCAGAAACTCAAAATAAAGCTAAAGTTATACAAGGACAAGACTGGGGCTACGACCTTGTAAGATTTACGGAACACAGTCCTACTTGCGAGGTCTGCTCAATGTATCAGGGTAGAGTTTATGCTTTGACGAAAGAAGCTGCCAATGGCAAATACAAAGGCTCTAAGGGGCAAGCATTGCATTTTCCCTATCTCTATGATACAGCTTTGATAAGCGGTTATAGTACTATACATCCTAACTGCCGACACCGTCTGTCAGTACTTCCGGCAGGAGCTTATACTGCTGTTGAAATGGAGGAATTTTCCCGAAAAAGTATGCAGCCATTTGAAGATATGCGGTCAGACAAGGAACGCAAAGCGTATGCCAAGGAACAGGAAGTCAAGCGTAAACGGAACGAGAGCCGTAAACAGTATGAGAAAATCAAGACTGTACTTCCAAATGATGCACCAAAAACATTTGCTGCTTTTGTTAAGATGAAATCTGCAAAATCAGAGCGTTATAAAGAGCTTTTGAAGGATTATCGTATAGTTATGAAGACTGTAAACGATTCTTTTAACGAAACTCCTAAAATATTTAATTCAGAAACCGAAAAAAATCTTATTAAAAATAATGACATTGAGCGTGGAGTGGTGTATAATAAATATGGTGAAATTGTTCTGGAAAAAACGGGTGAAGAACATCGTTTGTCTTTTACAAAAGAAGAACAGACTATGCTTAATGGTATGATATTATCGCATAATCATCCATCTAATAGCCCACCTTCTCCTGCGGATATATATAATCTTAGATTATTTAATCTTGAAGAAGTTAGGGCTGTTACAAAATATGGAGTTTATTCTGTTAAACAACCTGAAAATTGGAAGAAAGAATTTCCGAGTAGAGAAGAACTTGAAAAAGAATATAATAACTTTGTAATAAGACTTATTCCTAAAGTTAAAAGACAATTAGAAAATGGGAAAATAACTCCTGAGCAGGCAGATAATTTTTGTTGGAAATTCGCACTAAGGCGAATGGAAAGAAAATATGGATTTAAGATTAACCTTATAAGTTGGTGATAATTTTGAAAAACGAATGTATATTTGATGGAGATGAATATTTAGGATTTTATTTTTCATCTCAGTGTTATAATTGCGAACATTATAACCCTGCTCAAATGACACATATATGTAAAGCTTATCCAAACGGAATCCCCCCTGAAGTATGGACAGGAAAAGTAACTCATGACAATCCATATAAACAAGATAACAATATTGTATATAAGAAATCTTTATAAGCACTCTTGCAAAATAAAAGCAAGGTGCTTTTATTTATACTAAAAATCAAGAAAGGAATTTATATTATGAATTTTGGAAAAGCATTAGAAGAATTGAAAAACGGAAATAAAATTGCTCGTGAAGGTTGGAATGGTAAGGGAATGTATATCTTTAAGCACGAGGGATTTGATACAAATGAAGTATCAAATATTACTGGAAACAAACATGATAATGTACCACCATTTATTTGCATGAAAACAGCAGATAAAAATGTGGTTTTCGGCTGGCTTGCAAGCCAAACAGATATGCTTGCGGAAGATTGGAAAATCATAAGATAAAAAATTTCCATATAATCGCCGTAAATCGTGTTTAATTATTAGAGGTAAAATTATCAGTCCTATAATTTCTAAACGCTCTTAAACGGCTTATAAACGAATTTAAATGCATATATAACACAGGCAATAAGCGTACCTGCACTTTTACGGTGCAGGACGCTTTTTTATATTGCAAATTTTTTAATGAAAGGAATTTTTACTATGAGTGAAACAAACACAAATGCTTCAACAGAAACCGAAGCAAAAGCAGAACCACAGACAGCAGAACCGCAAAAACAGACCCAAGCTGACCAAAATGCAGAAAAGCTCAGCACCTATGAAACAGCACTGAGAAAAATTTTTAAACTTGCTGACGGTGAGGAGCTTGGTGACATTGACGGCAAGCTGACAGAGCTTGAAGCGGAACACGAAAAACTTATTTCAGCAACAAAGGATAAGCTTATTACAGCAAGTCTTAATGCCCTTGATGGTTACAACACAAAACTACTTGCAAGGCTTATAGACAAAAGCAAGATTACAGTTGATGAAAACGGCAATATTACAGGACTTGAAGAAGCGGTAAAAGCTGTTTCAGACGAATTTCCTGCTGTTATTAAAAAGGAAGCTGCAAAGAAACCTTTTGTAGCAATTAACCCAGCACAGCAAACATCAACATCACAAACAATGAATGACCTCATTAGAAGTCACAGATAAAAAGGAGATTTTTATTATGGCAAACATTATTACAAGAACAGACGCAGAAGCTCTTATTCCAGTTGAATCAAGCAAAGAAATTATTCAGGCAGTTCAGCATGAAAGTGCAGTTCTACAGCTTATGAAAAAGCTGCCAAATATGAGTTCAAAGCAGACTAAAATGCCGATTATGTCAGCACTACCCGTTGCCGGATTTGTAAACGGTGACAACGGCTTTAAACCTGTGTCCAGTGCATCATGGGAAAATAAGTTCATTACCGCAGAGGAAATCGCTGTAATTATTCCTATTCCTGAAGCTGTACTCGACGACGCAGAATATGACATTTGGGCAGAGCTTAAGCCTTCGATTATTTCAGCTTTTGGCAAGGTCATTGATGGTGCTGTGTTATTCTCGACCGAAAAGCCAACAAGCTGGCCAGACGGTATCGCAACATCAGCAATCACAAAGAAAAAGACGGTTACATATGGTACAGGCATTGACACAGCCGAGGATATTTCCGAGCTTATGGGACTTGTTGAAGCTGACGGCTTTGATGTTACAGGCTTTGCGGCAGAAATTGCTCTTAAATCATCTTTCAGAGGTTTGCGTGACAAAAACGGCGGTCTTATCTTTGCTCCAAGCTTGCAGGCGGATACACCATCAACTCTATACGGTCAGGCAATCAACTATGTAAAAAACGGTTCTTGGGATAGCAGTAAGGTTAAGCTTATTGCTGGTGATTGGTCACAGGCAGTTTATGCAATGCGTCAGGATATGACATATAAGGTACTTGACCAGGCTGTCATCAGTGATGCAAGCGGTAAAATCTTATATAACCTTGCACAACAGGATATGGTTGCACTTAGATGTGTAATGCGTCTTGGCTGGCAGCTGCCTAACCCAGTTACACAACTCAATGGTACTGATACACGCTATCCGTTTGCGGCACTTGTACCTGCTGGTACTGAACATTCAGGTGGTTGATTATGTTTAAAAAAGGCATTAACAGCTATTTAAATCTTGATGAAGCAAATGAGCTTATTGACGGTATTGATACAACAGGAAAATGGCGTGAGCTTACAGACGGCGAACGAAAGCAATATTTAATACTTGCTACTGTGCATATCGACAGCCTTATGCTTACATCTCGAAAACATAGTGCTGAACAAATTCTACAATTTCCGAGAGGAAGAAATTCGGAAGTACCGAGAGCAGTGCTTATGGCACAAGCTCTTGAAGCACTTACATTATCTGATACACAAGCAATGCAAAGAATTTCTTTGCGTGAACAAGGTGTAACTTCAATTAAGCTTGGCAATACAAGTGAAAGCTATTCAGATGATTCAAATTCATCTTCTAAGCAAAATAATGAACTTAAAAGTAAGGTCGCAATGTCGCTTATGCGACCGTATATGCTTGGTTCGGCGGTGATGATATGAGCTTGTTTACTCCATACTTTAAGGATAGCATTTCTGTACAGAATTATATTGGTGTCAATGATTTTGGAGATAGTCAATACAGTTCTGCAAAAGATGTGCTTTGTCGATTAGAATATAAAACACAGGAAACGCTTGATTCTAAAGGCAATAAAGTGATAAGCACAGCAACTATTTATGCGAGATTTTCAATCTATCGCCCTCTGTCATAG